GGAAGAGCGAGTTGACAGTCAGGGAAGCAGGTAAATTGGCAGTCGCCAAACACACCCTTCACCTGTCCCTGCTGTCGCCGTGCATCCTATTGATCTTGCCTCGTTCTGGCCAGGCTATGACGTCGTTGCCTGCCGTTCATCTGCCAACAACTCCCTTCTGATTGAGCTTGAGCCTCAAGCCGGTTCAGTGCCCAGGTGCGGGCGTTGTGGTCAGCTCAGCCCGTTGATTCACGAGCGCCGGATTCGTCTGGTGCGTGATCGCGATCTGTTCGATCAGCGCGTCCTGCTTCAACTACCCGTGCGCCGAGTCGATTGCCTGAACTGTGGTCGGGTGACCGAGCGGATCGACTGGCTGGAGCCTGCATCTCGCCTGACCCGGCGGTTACGGGTCTGGCTCGAAAGCCTGCTGCGGCTGCTGCCGATCAGCCACGTCAGCCGGCTCACCGGCCTGCACTGGCACACCCTCAAGACGCTCGATAAACGACGCCTTCAAGCCGAGGTAGGCACCTTCGATTCAAGCGGTGTCCGCCGGTTGGTGATGGACGAGTTCGCCCTGCACAAGGGGCATCGCTATGCCACGGTCATCATGGATGCCGAGCGAACACGGGTGCTGTGGGTCGGCCACGGCAACAGCCGTGNGNCGANCCACGGCAACAGCCGTGAGGCGATCCGCCCGTTCTTTGAATTGCTCGGCGAGCACTGCCAGCAGATTGAGGCGGTGGCCATGGACATGAACACGGCTTTCGACCTGGAGGTAAAGCAACATTGCCCGCAGGCCGAAGTGGTGTACGACCTGTTTCACGTCGTCGCGCGCTACGGCCGGGATGTGATCGACCGTATCCGGGTCGACCAGGCCAACCTCCTGCGCGAAGACAAGCCGGCACGAAAGGCGGTCAAGCAGAGTCGTTGGCTGCTGCTGCGAAATCGCGACAACCTGAAGGACGGACAGGCCGTGCAGCTACAGGAACTGCTCGCAGCGAACCAGCCGCTGGCTACGGTCTATGTCCTCAAGGATGCGCTGAAGGATGTCTGGTTCGCCCCCAGCGTACGAGAGGGCTGGCGCCGCTGGCGAACCTGGTTGCGGCACGCCCGGGACAGCGGCCTCGCGCCGCTACAGCGATTCGCTCGCAACCTGCGCAAATACGCCCGAGGCATCCTCGCCAGTGCCAACTTCCACATGCATACCAGCGTCCTTGAGGGCGTCAACAACCGCATCAAGGTGATCAAGCGTATGGCCTATGGTTTTCGGGACTCGGAATACTTCTTCCTGAAAATCAAGGCTGCCTTCCCCGGGAAAGCGCGATGAACCTTTTTTATGCCCGCAATCGAGCTTGGTTGGCGCTGAACTATCACCCCGGTATAATCCGCCCTCCTTCTGAGGGCCTATAGCTCAGTTGGTTAGAGCAGAGGACTCATAATCCTTTGGTCCACGGTTCGAGTCCGTGTGGGCCCACCACCTTCAAAGCCGCGCACTGCGCGGCTTTTGCCTTCCTGAATCACCTACCATCAGACTTTCACAGCGTCTCGGCGTCCACTTTTTGTCCACGCAGCCGCTTTGGCTTAGGTACTGGAGTGGTGACTGACACGTACATCCAGCCCTCGAGATACCCATCTGGTGTCTCTGCTTCTACGCGGTACCACCCCTTATCGTTGTACTCGAGCACCTCGACCGGGTGCGCGAACGGCAGCGAAGCGATGGACTTGCTTTGCGTAGTTGGTTCAGCGCGGAGGTTTGCACCCTCGCGGTTAACCATGCGTACGTCAGCAAGCAGCACTCGCTGTTCGTTACTCAATAGCGCAGCCCGTTCATGCACTTCGGCAGGCGCAGAAGCGCCCGACATCAACGCCGTCAAAAATGCGTATGCCATGTAGGTGTTGAAGATACGAAGCAGCATGTCCCAATACACCAAGACCTGAACGTAGACCGAGTGTAAGCGCTGCATCGCAGTTGGAGGCAGCTTAGCTACGTCCCCTTGCGAAATCGCCTGAACGATCTGCAGATCAACACTGCGGACGGTATCAATCTCAAGGTCTGCAAAATCACTGACATCAAGACTGTCGTATCGCGCTACGCGCTGCACATTGGCATCTGATTCGCCAAAGCTTTCGGGGCGTGCCAGGAAGCTGGCTAACACGGACCCGCGCAGCAACCCTTGATACGAACCGGCAACTTCTGCCAGCTCCGTCTGTATCCATGTACCACCGGTCAAGCTGGACAGCCGATTTTGGAGCTCCTCCAGAGACGACGGCCGAGTCAGCTCTGCCATTTTCGCCTGAAGGTCAGCCAGGTACGACGGCTGCGACAGCTTTTCCATCCGCGTCTGAAAGTCAGTCAGGTATGACGGCTGCGACAGCTTTTCCATCTGCGCCTGAAAGTCAGTCAGGTATGACGGCTGCGACAGCTTTTCCATCTGCGCCTGAAAGTCAGTCAGGTATGACGGCTGGGACAGCTTTTCCATCTGTGCCTGGAAATCAGTCAGGTACGAAGATTGGGTCAGCCTTTCCATCTGTGCCTGGAGGTCAGTCAGATACGAGGGCCGCGTCAGCGCATTCATCTGCTCGCGCAGCTCAGCCATAGAGGAAAGGCCAGTTAGCTTCTCCAGTGATGCCGTTTCGAGGTCGAACGGCTTCTTCTTGTCAGTCATCGGCGCACCCGTGCTCACCAGGACTACCGTCCGGGTTGATCTGTTTGGCTAGGGGGTTCAGGCGGACCACATCAGCCAGGTGCCCTGGGCTGAAGTGGGCGTATTTCTGCGTCATGGCCAGCGTGGCGTGGCCCAGGACGCGTTGTAGGGTCAGGATGTCGCCGCCGTTCATCATGTAGTGGCTGGCGAACGTGTGGCGCAGCACGTGGGTCAGCTGGCCGTCTGGCAGCTCCAGGCCGATCTCTTCCACCACATCGCGGAATTTCGAATAGCTGGGCTTGAACGGCAGGGCTTTGGTCAGCCGCTTCTGCAGCTGGTCGTCGATCGGTACCGAGCGGTTCTTGCTGGACTTCGTCTTGCTGTAGTGGATCAGCCCGTGACGCACCTGACGGGGCTGCAGGCTTTCGGCTTCACCCCAGCGGGCACCCGTGGCCAGGCACACCTCGGCGATCAGCCGCACGTGCGAGCTCTCATCGCCCAGGCCGGCCAGCAGCTCGGGGATCTGCTCAGCGCTCAGATACGCCATCTCCGCCTCATCGAACTTCAGCGGCCGCACCTTGGCCAAGGGGTTGTCCCCTTTCCACTCACCCAGGCGCTCCAGCTCGTTGAACACGGCGCGCAGGTAGGCGAGTTCGTGGTTCAGCATGTTCGCGCTGATCGGCTTCGGCTTCTCGTCGTCCTTGCTCAGCCCACGGCCCGGCTTCGCCCTGGTGTGCTTGCCCTCGGCACGCTCGGCGCGGTAGGTGGCAAAGTGGGTGGCGGTGAACTTGTGCGCCTTCGGGTCGCCCATGCGCTCGGCCATTGCCAGCAGCAGCGCCAGGCGCTGCTCGCCGGTTTTCAGGTTCTGGCCGTGGAGCGTGTACCAGAGGTCGATCAGCTTGCTCAGCCGGCGCTCATCGAGCTTGGGGGCCTTCTCGAATTCGCCCTTGGAGCCGTCGCCCATGATGCGACGCTCCAGGTGCATGGCCTCGTTCTTCGACTTGACCCGTCGGCGGATCCGCGGGCCGGCCCGCCCCTCCGGCCGGCAGTCGACGAGCCATTCCCCGGTGTCGAGCTTCTTGATCGACATCGGCTTATTTGTATACGCGACGCTTTACACCGAGCACCTGCCGCAGAGTGCCCACCTCGCCAGTGGCCACATCGGTGACCTTCCGCCCCTTGGTTAAATAGCCAAGGCAGTAATAGCGTGCCGCGCCACCAGAGGGCGTGGCCTGGAAGTAAGTGTTCTGATCCTCGCCAAATTCAGGGCATATCACCTTAGCGGCGACTGCGGTGACTTCGTACGGCTTCCCACTCCCCCGGTCCCGGTAGCCAAAGGATATTTCCTTCCGACCAGTCCAGAGCGTTTCGAATGCACGCTCCGACTCCGCTACTTCCCGATCCTCGTTCCATACGCCAGCGTATTCGGGAGGAAAGCCCCCACCGACTTGAATGCCTTCCGATGCTGAAACAGCCGGAGCCGACAACCCGGCAGATTTGGCGTCGCTCTTCCGCGCTCGGAAGTACCGAACTGACTCGACTATGGCCCAGACCAGGTAAAGGCCCATGGGCACCTTCACCCACTCTGCGCCGCCCGTTGCGGCGGATAGGAGCAGTGCAATTACGAAGTACCCACCCCACACATAAAGTGGCCTGACCGGCTTAGGCAGATTCATGGCTGCACCGGACTGACCTGCCCACAGGCCGGCGCAGTTTCGTCTGTCATCAACCAGAGGGTGTACTTCTTGAATTGCGGGTGCTGCAGCACCTTCGTCAAAGCGCCGTAGCCCATCTCGAACATGGACGCCTCGTACTTCTTGTACGTGCTGATGCTGAAGTCTAAGAGCTCACAGAACTCTGTTTGGGTCATTCCTTCGGCCTTACGCATCGCCTTCAGCTTCGCTGCAAATTCCATTCTTCCCTCTCTTGACAAGACCCTATATAGGATCCACCATTGGCCCCTATATAGGAACTTTGCACGGCAATATCACTAGAGAGGTTACCAGAATGCAGATCACCATCGACACGCCCTACGTAACAGTCCAGGAGTTTGCCCGCCGCTCCGGCATGTCCGACCGGTCCATTCGCCGGGAGATCGAGCAAGGGAACTACATCATTCGCCCAAAGGTGGAGGGCTCGAAGTCAGCAGTGCTGATCAACATGATTCACATCGCCGTCGAAGCGGCGGAGCAGGCTGAGCGAGTGCGGCAGTCTGGCGCCGGCAGTCAGTCAGCCCAGTGCTGACGGAGGCGGCCATGAAGTTCGAGGAGATCTACCACCGGGATGTGGTCCACGCCCTGGAGAACGACCGGGAGCTGGACTTCGAGTCCATCACCGACACCTACCTGCAGAAGGGCCTGTGCCCGAGCTGCGGCAAGCGCAAGCTGTTCATCAGCCGGAAGAAGCCGTACCAGCTCAAGTGCAACCGCGACAACGAATGCCAGTTCGAGCAGAAGACCCGCGAACGCTACGCCCACCTTTTCGAGAACCTGAGCGAGCGCTTCCCCAAGACAGAAGCCAACCCCAACGCCACCGCCGACGCCTACCTGCAGCGCAACCGGGGCTTCGACACCAGCAAGCTGCAAGGCTGGTACAGCCAGGCCCGGCGCAAGCTGAAAGACGAGAGCTGGGCGGACACGGTGCGCTTCCCGCTGTGCGACGGCTACTGGGAACGGATCATCGATGCCACCGCGGTGGCGCGTAACGAAGGCGACAAGGCCGGCATCAAGTACGGCATGAACTACAAGGGCCGGGGCTGGGTGCCGCCGGGCCAGGTCATCAACAAGGGCGACCGGGTCTACATCGTCGAGGGCATCTTCCACGCCATCGCCCTGCACCTGGCCGGCTACAAGGCCATCGCAGCCATCAGTTGCGTCAACTTCCCCTGGGACATCGTCGAGGAGAACCGGGGCAAGGGCGTCACCTGGTGCATCGGCCTGGACGATGACCCCGCCGGGCGCAAGTACATCCCCAAGTACTGGAAGCAGCTACGCGAGCTGAACGAGCTGGGCTGGGTCGCCCTGGCCGGCGAGCGCGACTGGGACGATGTCTACCGCGACGGCGATCTGGACGATGCCTTCCTCGAGGAGGCTTGCTACCGCGGCCGGCTGTTCACCGCCAAGTCACCGATGAAGGTCGCCTACCTGCTCTACATGAAGGGCAAGCGCAGCTTCTTCCTGCTCGATTACGAGAACCGCCTGTATTCGGCGCGCATCAACGTTGCCGAGCTGCAGAAAGACCTGGAAGGCGACGAGGTGGACGGGCATTACACCGACTTCGCCAAACACTGCACCGTAGCCCAGGTGGCCAACTGCGTACCGGAGTTCGAGTACATCCAGCGCGACGCCATCACCGGCGATCAGCAGTACTTCTTCCAGTTCCGTTTCCCCAATGCCCGGCAGGACTGCAAGGTGCCGCTGGCTCCCAGCGCCGTGGGCGAGCCCCGCAGCTTCGCCAAGGCGATGCTCGAGCGCACACCGGGCGGCGACTTCCAGGGCGGCGAGCGCGTACTGGCCATGCTGCGCAGCCGCTGGCTGGATAACGCCATGACGGTGCGCACCCTGCCCTTCGTCGGCTACGACGAGGAGACAGGCATCTACGTGTTCCAGCAGTTCGGCTATCAGAAAGGCCGGGAGTACCTGGCCAACAAGAATGGCTTCCTGGACGTCGGCCGCGGTGGCCTGAAAACCTCGCTGAACAGCTTTCGCGTGGTGCATGGGCAGGACTTCAAGCCGGACTGGTTCAATGACTTCCTGGCAGTGACCCACTTGAACGGGCTGGCCTCATTGACGTGGTGGACCGGCACTCTTTTCGCCCAGCAGATCCGCCAGCGCCAAGCCAGCTGGATGTTCTTCGAGCTGACCGGCGAGGCCGGTGCCGGCAAGTCGTTCCTGCTGCGCTTCCTGTGGCGCTTGCTGGGCAGGCCGAACCAAGAAGGCGTGAAGCCCAACAGCGAAGGCTCCACCAGCGTTGGCCTGATCCGCGCCTTCTCCCAGGTGAGCAACTTGCCGGTGGTGCTGATCGAGTCGGACACGAAGTCGGTCGACGCTCAAGGCCGTGTGGTGGTGACGCAGTACAACTGGGAGAAGGTGAAGCCGCTATTCGACCACAACGCCACGCTGCGCACGGTGGGCGTGAAGTCCTCAAGCAATGACACCGACAGCCTGATCTTCCGCGGGGCGCTGTGCATCAGCCAGAACGCCAGTGTCGAGGGCGACGAGTCGATCATGACCCGGATCGTGCACATGCACGCCACCAAGGCGCACCACACCTTCGAGCTGAAGGCGCTCTCGCTAAAGCTGAAGGACATGCCCGACGAGGAGCTGGCCGGCTACCTGCGCCACTGCCTGGAAAACGAAGCGGCCTGGCTGCAGCGCTACTTCGAGGCTTTCCCCATCTACGAGAAGCGCCTGCAGGAAAACAGCGCCATCCGCCACCAGCGCATCGTGCTCTGCCACGCCCAGCTGATGGCTGCGGCCCATGCCACCCAGGCCTTCTTTCCCGACTGGAGTGATCGCACCCTGGACCAGCTGCTCAAGCACATCGAGGCCCGGGCCGTGGACCGCCAACAGCGGGTGAGCAAAGAGGACACCATCGCCTCGCGCTTCTGGCAGATCTTCCACTACCTGAACGAACGCGTGGTGACGGTGCAGGAGGCAGGCGAGGCCCCCAAGGAGATCACGCAGGAGACGCTGAACCACAGCGCCGACAAAGGCCTGATCGCCATCAACATCGAGCACTTCCACAACGCGTGCCGCCTGGCCGGGCAGGAGGTGATCCCCGCCGTACAGCTGATGCGCGCCCTGCCGCTCAGCACCACTTACCGCTTCCTGGAGAACCGCAAAGTGCGCTCGGTGATCGAGAAGCGCTCCCTCCAGTGCTGGGTGTTTGCACGGGGGAACTGGGCATGCTGAGCCGTATGCGTCAGGCGGGCGTGTGTGTGCGTATAGGGGGATATGGCTCCCGGTGTGTATTGCCCGGTCTGGTCCGGAACATCCGGAACATTGGAATTATTGAAAAAGAAACTCTTATAGAACAAGGAGTTACCAATAGAAAACCGTTCCACCAGCACCGGAACACAGTGGAACACGCCGGAACAAGCTGTTCCGCCATGTTCCGCAATTGTTCCGCCAAGACCTTTTCACCGGAACGGCCTGTAGCCCTTACCGCGCGCGGCCTCCAGCCATTCGCCCGAAAAACCTGTTCCGGCATGTTCCGGCAGCAGGGGAACAACGCAAACAGGGCTGCAGCCCACGTGCTGTCTGGCCTCCAGCCGTTTCACTCCGATGCCTGTTCCGGATGTTCCGGGGGGTGGCACCCCGTGACGCGTGCGTGTGGGGCGGCAGCGCCATGACCACGCCCGCCCTTTCCACTGACGAAGCCATGCTCCGGGACTGCCTGGCGCTCGACATGCTGAGCCGCTGGACGCCTCGGCAGATCCGCGAATGGCTCGCTGACCCGACTTTCCCCGACGAGTACCGCGAAGACATGCGCCGACGCCTGAACCAAATGAGAGAGGAGTACCGCAACCATGAATAGCCACCCGCTGATGCCGTTGATCACCGGCGAGCAGCTCGCCACAGCAGCACAAACCCTGGGTCCGCTGCTGCCGATCGGCACTGATCCCTACTTTGCTGCCTGGAAGAAGGGCGCCGAGCTGATCGGCGGCGAAGCGTTCCCATTTGCCCAAGGCGGCATTAATACCTGGGCTGACGCCCAGCTGGGCCCCCTGCCCGCGCTGCTGAAAACCCTGAACAGCCTCGACCTGCCGCGCCGCGCCCTGCTGCTGACGATGATCAGCCTGGAGCGCCCCGAGCAGGTTCACTGGATCACCCGCGAACTCGGCATGCACTACGGCCACCTGAGCGCCCGCCAGCTGGGCGACGAAGTGTTCGCCGCCACCTTCGACCTACTCCGCACCCACCACTGAAAGGAGCAACACCATGACCAACCAAGCACCTACCGCCCCCACCAAGCCGATGAGCACGCTGCACGCTGCCCTGCACCGCCTCGAGCGCTGTCACGAAGAAGTCATCGACGCTGAGCAGCGCCTGGCCGAGGCCAAGCGGTCGTTCGACGAACAGGTGGCCCATCTCAATACCGCCTACACCGACGCCTGCAATCGCGCCATCGAGCTGGGTGAGAAGAACTTCCCCGAGCAGTTCGCGCTGCGCGGCCTGGCGCTCACCTTTGACGACGAGGGCGGCTGTTCCGTCGAGCGCCGCGCGCTTGTCGAGCCGTATGAGCTGCTGAGCTGGGCCAAGAAAGCGGGCGAGGAGTAAGCGCCATGCGACTGACCTACTGCGCCAACGGCGTCGCGGGCCATATCGATCTGCCGATCGCCTGCGTCGAAGTGATGACAGCCGAGTCCCTGGCCGAGCTGGCCGCGAGCTGCCACTGGCGCGACCACCACCCGACCGCGCTGCCAGGCGAGCTGACACGGGTCCACCTGCAGGACCTGGACGGCAAGGAATTGGGGATGTTCGAAGTGCGGCGCGAAATGCGCCCGGTATTCACGGCCAGCGCCCTGCCAGGGCGTGGCTGAAAGAAGGGTGTCGAGGAGCGGCAACTCCCCGACACCAACCACCAGCAAAGGAGCAACACCATGCAAGCACAACACCCAAGCGGCAGCGGAGCAAAGGCTACCACAGCACCCCGCCACCTATTGGTGACCGCCACGTCCATCGTCGGCGAGGCGCTGGTCCGCTACCAGGTGCAGAAAACCGCCGAGGCACGCATCCGCCTTGAAAGCGTGGCCGACATGGCCCACCGGCTCGGCGAACTCACCCCGGCCGACGCCGCGGTGATCACCAAGCTGCTCGCCCAACCCTGCGCCGCGCCCCGTGCCGCTGCGCCTACTTTGAATTGAGGTGTGTATGACCAACATGAGCAAGCCGACCCGGTATGACCTTCGAGTCACCGACGAGGGCGCAGGCCTCTATGCCACCGATGCGCCAAACAAGAACGGCATGCAGTACGTAATGGCTTCCGCCTATGACGCGCTCGAGGCGCGTATGGCCGCTCAGCCGCCTATCGGCTGGCGTGTCATCCCATTCAGCGGCTCTTGGAAACGCAGAGATGAACGGTGGGAGGTCTACTCACCAGAAGGAAGCGGTGGGGCTGTGGAGGCCTCTGAAATCCTCAACGCTGATGTCGCTGCCTTGCTTGATTCGATGGCGTCCGCGCATTCCTTGCAGGCCGAGCAAGAACTATCCGCAATCCAGCAGATCCTCGACCTGATTCTGGATGAATGCCGCTACTGGCACGGCAGGGACGAAGCAAGGCGCGGTGGGTTTGCGATTCTGTACGACGCCGCGAGAGAGGTCGCTGATAAGGCGAGCCTCACTACTCAGCTCGCACAACGCGCCATCGGCAAAGAAGTCTTCATCGTTTGGAATGAGCGTGCCGAGGAAGGCGTGGTGTTTAGCGATCGCTCCGACGCGCATTACGCAGCGACGGGTCGTCCAATGCCTGGCACATTCGGAGTCTCGACTATCGGGGACGCCTTTCGTGAAACCTTCGCGGATGACGAGCCCGAGCTGCAATTCCCGATTATCCGCGCCACGCTTCCTGTCACGGGAGCCCACCATGACCGTTGAAATCCGCACCCGCTTCACCGGCATGACCTACATGGCCACCGTGCGCGGTGAGAAACAAACGGCGAGCTGCACCATTGATGCCCGCCACGCTGCCGAAGCACTGGCCAGGAAGCTGGGCTTGGCGCCGGGCCTGCTCCAGGAACAACCCGACCTGCTCAACCCGCGCGAGCGCACCACCTTCACCCACCCGGGTGACCTCCTCGAGGAGGTGGCCAATGGCTGACGCCGTCGTCCAGGTGCTCGACGAGGCACCCGAAAAGCTCTGCAAGAAGTGCGACGAGCACTGGCCGGCCGACAGCGAGTTCTTCTACCGCCAGGCCGCCAAGCCGGACGGGCTGAGCGATATCTGCAAGGCCTGTTACGCCGAGCTGCCCAGCGTGCAGAAGCGCAATCGCGACAAGCACGGCCGGCTGCTCTCGGTATGGGAGCAACTGGACCTGGAGCGCACCGGCAGCAACGCGCCGATGTGCATGTGAGGAGAACGCCATGCTGATCGATGGACAACTGATCGCGGTACCCGAGGCACGGCAGCGAAAGGCGCGTGAGCAACTGGACCTGCCTTCCGACTTTGCCCTGGTCGAAGCCACCCGCGTGCTACAGCACGACACAGGCAACGGCGTGGTGCAAATCCCGCTGCCGCCCGGCCTGTTCGTGGTGGCCTTCGAGAACCTAACCGGCCAGCGCCGCTACGGCGTGGTGATGATGGAAGAGGTGCAATAACATAAAAACGTGCAGGCAATAACCGCAAAAGAAAGAGCGCTCCGGCGCTCTTTTTTATTGCCCGCATAACACCTGATCGCCTGCAGCCCTAGCAAACGCTCAGCCGCAACTAACTCAAACGCTAGTTACGTAACTACTTAGGTACTTACTTATTGCACCGTGCAGCGCAGGATCAAAAGGACATTTGTGCTTTTGTGCTTTCCACTTAATAACGCGTTATAGAAATAACGAAAGCGTCAATTAACGCAATAATGCGTTGGCCAATATTGGCTTAACAGCATCAGGAAAGGTGCGTTAAAGGCAGCAATCCTGACAGACCCCCACAGCACGGGCCTCCTAGCACGGTTTCGGCTGTGTCATCAGCCCTTCTGATAAATATTTTTCGTGGCGACACTGGAATTAGAAAGTGCTTGACGCTGCAAAAAACAACTACCTAGAATCCGTCGCACTTGAAGTCTGCCGGACAAGGAGATGCAACATGCAGAGCAAGAAGAAGTCACTGTTAGAGCTGCGGGAAGAACTGCAAGAGTGCGGATATTCGTTATCACTGGTTGTCGATATATCAACTTCGGATATCGAACTATCCGAGGGCGGCCGGCTTGGCTTCGTGGAATTCGGCATGGCAAGCGTGCGCCGGCTGCACGCGGCCGTTGAGAAACTGGGCGATTACGCCGAAGGCAGTCTACCCAGCTGATCGAACAGGTCTTTCTGCTGGGCGCGGGTCAGGTCACGCAAGCGGTCGAATAGCAGACGGTCGACCGCCTTGGCCGAAGGGCTGAGGGTGTGGGAGAAGGTCAGATTGGCCACCCAGCTGTGGCCGCAATGGGGTTCCAGGCACTGGCAGTACAGCCGGGCGAACTCACGGGACAGTTCATCACGCGACGCGATGCGCCCTTTGCCGCCACACTCCTTGCAGTAGACCCGCATAGCGCCCCTCCCCAGGGTTCCGTTCTAGGAACCTATTCTGCCAGCTTCCCCACTATCTGTAGTGTTTTTCTGACGCCAAAACACAACATCATGGCAATTCGCCTGATAGAGCCGGGCACGATCAGCCCGCCGCCGGCTCGTTCCAGGCCACTCGCCGATCGGCGCGCAGCGTGGCGNTGATTTGCAGGAACAGCATGGCGATCGGGCGGATCTCGTTGTTGGTGAACACGCGGTCGATCTTCTCGATGTCGCCGAAGCCGCTGGAGTTCTCCGGCATGATGCCGGCCAGCGCCGGGTTCATGCGGTGCGCGGCGATCACGTCCGCCCGGGTGATGTTCTTGATGCGCTCGAACTCGTCCTTGGTGGCCACGTCCCCCACCGGAATGATCTGGATGGCCTTCTCGGTACCGCCCGGGATGTTGACGAACATCGAGCGGAAGTTGCCCACCCCTTTGCTGCCCTTGATCTGCTCCTGGAGCTTCTTCTCATCCTCCTCGGTGAGGTCCGGGTCGTTGGTGTAGAAGATGAAGCCCGCGTGGGCGCCGTTGTTGTAGTAGCGCCGACGGAACAGCGTGGCGCTCTCGTTGAGCAACAGCGAGTGCATGCCGCCCAGGTAGTCGGGCACGCCGTAGACGTTCTGCTCGACGTCGTAATCCATCACGTGCTCTACCTCGTCTTCCTCGAAGTGCAGTTCCTGCCCCTTGGGCAGCAGCATCACGAAGCCCCCGCCAACCTTGCGCCGCATGTTGATCGCCGGCAGGTGCTGCAGCTCGAGCACCTGGCCGATGATGTTGCGCAGGCGCTGGAAGTAGGCCTCGCCGAAGACGATGAAATCGAGCGCCGCGCGGCCCATGGTCTGCGCGCTGCAGCCGACCGAGGGGCGGAAGTCACGCAACAGCAGGTTGCGCTTGAACTTCGGAATGGCGCCGTGGTGGGCGTTGGCGCGCAGCAGCTTGGCCAGCCCGGTGCGCGACACCGGCGGCGTGTAGAGGCGCCCGTCGTCGCTGGCGAACACGCCCAGGTACTGCCCCATGTTTTCGGCCAGCACCGATTCGGGGGCGCCGAACGAGAACGCCTTGGGCGCCCGGTTGGTTGCTTGTTGCTGCTGCGGTTTGCGCTTTGCCATGGCTGACCTGTTCGAGTGATGACCAGCGGCTGCGCCGCCGTTTGTTGGTGTTTAGGGGTTCATGGGCCAGCGCGTGCATGATCGCCCAAGCGATGTCGGCGTGGCCGGTGGCATCCGTGCGCGAGGCGCTGTAGGTGATCTGGCCGCTGGCGGTGGCGCCGCGCTTGATCGTCAGGAAGGCCGCGGCAATGTCGTTCCAGCCGGCGTCCCATTCGATGCGGCTGCCCTGGACGGTGTCCTGCGCCTTGAGCACCAGGGCGTTCTTCGTCTCCAGGCTGTAGTGGATCGGCGTGGCCCGCGGGAAGAAGTCGCGCACCAGGTCGAACACGCCGTAGCCCACCCCGGTGATGTCGATGCCGATGTGCACGACGTTGAAGCGCTCGGTGAGCTTCTTGACCTGGCTGGCCTGGTAGGTGAACGAGTGCCCCCGCCAGCTGTGCTTCTCCAGGATGCGAAACTTGCCGCCGGTTTCCAGCGGTGGCGCGACCACCACACAGGTGGCGTCGTCGCGGGTGCGGCTGGGGTCATAACCGAGCCAGACCGGGCTGTTGCCGAATGGGCGCGGGGCGTTCGGGTCGGGGTCGTAGTCGGCCCACAGGCTCTGGTCGGAGTAGCAGCGCTCGAGGTCGGCCAGGCTGAAGACGCTCTGCGTACTGTCGATGAATTTGCACATGTAGAGCTGATCGAAGCGGTCTTCGTCGTTCTCCAGGCGCAGGCGATCGATGTCGAACAGATCGCAGCCGCCGGCCACGGCGTCCTCGATGGTGATGATCTTGCGCCACTGGCCGTCCGGACAGAGCGCGCCCTGGTGGATGGCCGCTTCGCTGGGCCACTCCTGCCCGAGCTTCTTGCCGCGCTTGCTGTTGCGGAACTCCTCGCCGGTCCAGAACGGATAGGCCTGGTGGGTGACGGCGCTGGGCGTCGAAAAGTAGGTTTTTCGCCACTTTTTGTGGGTGGCCATCGCCCCGGCGAGGCTGTTCAGCTTCTCAAAGTCGCGGATCCAGAAGTACTCATCGATGTAGACGTGCCCGTGGTGACCCTGGGCGGTGCTGCTGTTGGTACTGAGGAAGCGCAGCTCGGCCCAGGGCTTGCCGTCGCGGCTCAGCACGATGGGGTTGCCGGTGAGCTGGATGCCGAACCACTCGGCAGCGAAGGCGATGATGTAGCTGCGGAAGATCTCCGACTGCGCCCGGCTGGCCGAGAGAAACATCTGGTTGTCGCCGGTCAGCACCGCATCCATGAAGGCTTCGGCAGCGAAGTAGTAGGTCAGGCCCACCTGCCGGCTTTTCAGCACATTGCGGATGCGGCAGGTCAGCGGGTTCTGTTTGGCGGCGAACAGCTCCTGCTGGTAACCGAACATGTTGGCCGTGAACTTCTCCAGGAAGTCGACTTCGGAGAGGCCCGTGACGTCGTTCTTCGGCTTCTTCTCCCGCGGTCCACCTTTGCCGCCCCGCCGCTGTTGCCGCTCGCCCTGCGGCGCGTCGCGCCCCTGGCCGCGCTCCGGCGGCGCCTCGCCGGCTGGCTGCAGTTGCTTGGCGCATTGCTTCAGCAGGCGTTCGCGCACCGTGGTGAGGCGGTCCAGCTCGTCCAGCTCGCCCTTGGCCAGCGTGCCGGGCTTCTCCAGCAGCAGGGTGATGCGCCGGCTGACGGCGGTCAGCGGCTCCTCGTCCGTCAGCATCTCGTCCCAGCCGCCCTTGGCGATCCAGTAGTAGACGATCCGGACGTTGGGCAAGCCGAGCTCGGCCTGTATTTCGCGCGGCTTGGCGCGGCGCAGGTACAGACGCTTGGCGGTTTCTTTGATCTCGATGGAGTAAGGCATGCGCCGCAGTCTATGCGGCGAAAAAGAGGCAAACGCGCGGATAAATTGCGGGCAATTCCTAGATTTCGCAGCTAGGAACGGGGCGAAAGCAAAGCGTTTGAGGGGTACCTGGGCGGTGCCTATGGTGGCGGCATCTGAACCCCGACAGAGCCGAAAAGTTCATGCCCCGCTCCCTTGTTACCGACTGGAAACGCGTCGCCACCAGCGGCAAAACCGCCGACGGCCGCACGATCGAGGCGCAGGACCTGCGCGACATGGCCGAGGCCTACAACCCCGCGCTGTACACCGCGACGATCTGGTACGAGCACATCCGGTATGTCGGCAGCTTCGGCACCGTCACCGAGCTGAAGGCCGAAGACCTGGAAAACGGCAAGGTCGCCCTGTTCGCCAAGCTGCAGCCCAACGACCGGCTGCTTGCGTTGAACAAGGAAGCTCAGAAGCTGTTCACCAGCATCGAGATCCAGCCCGAGTTCGCCGACACCGGCAAAGCCTATCTTGCCGGCCTGGCCGTGACCGACGAGCCCGCCAGCCTGGGCACCGAGCCCCTGCACTTCTCCCGCCGCGCGGAGAAGGGCAACTACTTCGCCAACCTGGAGCCGCTGGGCGAGCTGATCGCCGCGCCCGACACGGACGAAGCCGCCGCCCTTTCCTTCTTCACCCGTCTGTTCAGCGCCCTCGGCAAGGGCGGTCCCGAATCCCCCGCAACCCCCAAAGACGAGAGCACCCCAATGGATCCGAAAACCGTGCAGGCCTTCGCCGCCGCGGTGGACAAGCTCGGCACCGTGGCCACCAGCCTGGAAACGAGCGCTGCCACCTTTGCCGCCAAGCCCACCGAGCCCGAGAAGCCCGCCGTCACCGAGCCGGAAGCCGGCAAGGACGGCGACAAGGCCACCGGTATCACCGCCGAGCAGTTCAACAGCCTGAAAACCTCGCTGGATGACCTGACCGAGAAATTCAACACCGCGCTGAACCAGGGCAAGGGCAAAGACGTGCCCAACACCACTGGCGCGGCCGACGACAAACAAGAGGCCGTGTACTGATATGAGCCTGAGCCAAGCAGCCCGCCTGAAATTCAGCGCCCTCGCCGTTGCGATCGCCACCACCTATGGCGTGGAAACGGTGCGCGAGGAATTCAACGTCACGCCGACCCACGCGCAGACGCTGAACGACAAGATCACCCACAGCTCGGCCTTCCTGTCCCGGATCAACGTGATTCCGGTCAGCGAGATCAAGGGCGAGAAGGTGATGCTGGGTACCAGCGGCACGGTGACCGGCCGTACCGACACCAGCAACGCCGACCGCGTCGCTCGCAACGTGCTGGGCCTGGACGGCCAAGGCTACGAGCTGTTCGAAACCCACAGCGACGTGGCGCTGAAGTACGCCAGCATCGACGCCTGGGCCAAGTTCCCGAACTTCCCGCAGCGCTATTCCGCCGCGGTGCAGAAGCAGATCGCGCTCGACCGCATCATGATCGGCTGGAACGGGACCAGCGCCGCCGCCACCACTGACCGCGTAGCCAATCCGCTGCTCCAGGACGTGAACAAGGGCTGGCTGCAGATCGCCCGCGAGCAGGCGCCGGAGCAGGTGCTGGCCCAAGGCGCCAAGGTGGCCGGCAAGATCCAGATCGGCGCGACCGGCGACTACGCCAACCTCGACGCCCTGGTGCACGACGTGTCGCTGATGATCGACGAGGAGTTCCGCGACGGCGGCGACCTGATCGCCATCGTCGGCCGCGAGCTGCTCGCCCACGACAAGGCCAAGCTGTACGCCGCCCAGGGCGACACCCCGACCGAGAAAGAACGCATCGAGATGGCCCAGGTGATCGCCACCTACGGCGGTCTGCCGACTTTCACCTGCCCGCACTTCCCGAGCCGCGGCGTGGTGGTCACCAGCTGGGACAACCTGTCCATCTACTTCCAGGACACCAGCTGGCGCCGGCACATCCAGGAGAACCCCAAGCGCTCCCAGGTTGAGGATTACAACAGCCGCAACGAGGGCTACGTGATCGAGCAACTGGGCAAGTTCGCGGCCATCGAGTCCGCCAACGTGGAGTTCGTCTGACATGAGCCTGGCCCTAGCCCATAAGCGCCGCGTGCGCGAACAGGGTGCGGCAGCAGCGGCCACCGGTGCGCGGGCTTACACGCCCGCCACCGCCCTGGCCGGCCCTGCCAACGCCCAGAAGCACCTGGCCCTGATGACCACCGCGATGGATGCGGACCTGGAACGCATCAGTGCCATCAACAGCCGCGAGGCACGCCAGGCACTCAAGCGCGACGAGCTGCTGCCCAAGTACCTGGACTACGTGCAGCGCTACCGCGAGTCGGGCCTGAACCACCCGAACCCGGTGCTGATGCAGGTGCTGGTCTGGCTGTTCGACACGGCGCAGTTCGAAGCCGGCATCGAGCTTGCCGACTTCGCGATCGGGCAGGGCCAGCAGCTGCCGGAGCGCTTCAAGCGTGACGTGCAGACCTTCGTCGCCGACGAGCTGATCGACTGGGCCGAGGCCGAGCACAAGGCCGGCCGCAGCCCGGAACCCTACGTGTCGCAGCTGCTGCCGCGTGTGGATGGCAGCTGGGATGGCTTCACCCAGGGCAGCGAAGGCGAGCGCCCCGCCCCCTGGCAGCTGTTCGAGCGCATCCCGGCCCGCTACCACAAGTTGCTCGGCGTGCTGGCCATGGAGCGTAAGGACTGGGCCCCGGCTGTTGCGCACCTCAACCGTGCCACCGAGCTGTACCCGGAAATCGGCGTGAAAACGCGCCTTGAAGGTGCCGAGAAGGCGCTGCGCAAGCAGCAGGCCGAAGCCGGTACCGCGTAACCAGCTACCCCCCCCAGCGGGGCCTGCCCAGGTGTTCCGGCTTTGAGCCAGTACCACCCGACGCAGTCACCCCGCCCTATTCGAGCGGCCAGCGATGAGCTTTTCAGGTAAACCGACCACCTTGGTGGACCAAGCGATAGAGAACGACGGCTTCTGGCCTGACCTCTCCGTCGCCGAGTTCCAGAAGGGCTACCGCCTGCCGGCGGAGTACCTGAGCGAGCTGCTGGCCGAGGGCATCGCCTTCGCCATGGGCGAAGTGAACGTCGACCTGGCCAAGCGCAAGGCGGATTGGCAGGTGGCGGGCGTCACCAGCGTGGAAAGTGCGGACCCCATGGTCCTGCCGGAGCGCACATTTCACGTAGCGACGTACAAGCGCGCCGTGTACTGCCGCGCCAAGGCCTACCTGCTGCAGCAGTTCGCCACGGTGAACCGCCGCGAGTCGGCCGAGAACATCGCCAAGGAATCACCCGCCACCGAAGACCAGTTCCTCGCCTTCAGCCAACAGGCCGTGCGCCTGCTGCAGGGCCGTGGCCGGATTACGGCGGTGCTGCTGTGAACAAGCTCCGTGCCCTGACCACCTTTCTGCTTGAGCGCCGTTTGGTCGCTCCGGAACAGCTCGACAGCTGGGCCGAGCAGGTCACGCTCAACCTCACCTGGAAGCCCGACCTGGACGGCCTGCACCTGGGCGACATGCGCTACCGCGCGGTGATCGTGATGGAACGCTTCGCCGACCACCCGGGCCGGCTGATGGCCCTGCTCGGCAGCTGGCTGGAGAACCACGACCCCGACCGGGACGACGATCTGCCGGCGCCGACCTTCGACATCGAGCAGCTGGACAACGACCTGGCCGACGTCGAGCTGACCCTGGAATTCATCGAACCGCAGTACCTGGCCGAAGCCGACGACGGCGAGATCGAGGCCTTCGGCAAGCGCTGGGCCTTCGTCCCGTTCGACCTGTGGATTGCGGAGCACGGGGAGGTGGCCAGTGGCAGCCAGTAACCCGTTCAACCTGGANGTGCGCGGCCAGCTCGACGTGGCCGCCCAGCTCGCGCTGCTGGACCTGCCGCCCAAGCTGCGCCGCCGGCTGATGAACCGCACCGCCCTGCGCATTCGTACCGGGTGGCGCAAGCGCGTCCGTGAACAGGCCGACCTGCACGGCAGCGCCTTTGCTCCCCGCGCTCGCAAACGCAAGAAAGGCCAGAAGCCAAAGATGCTGACCGGCCTGGCCACCGGACTATCCGTGGTGCGCCTGACAGAGGACGCCGCCGAGCTGGGCTGGGGCAAGCGCAAGACCGCGATGATCGCCGGCATCCACAACGCCGGCATGGTGCAGCGCCGCACCGCCGGCCAGATGCGCGCCTTCAGCCGGGTCACCCCGCTGATGGCGACCGCCGAGCAGGCCAAGCGCCTGCGCCGGCTCGGTTTCAAGATCCGNGCCGGCAAGACCAAGCGCGGCGGCCAGCGCTGGCTGCGGCCGTCCGCGGACTGGATCGTCCAGAACATCAAGTACAGCCAGGCGGGCCTGCTGATTCGCCTGCTCAAGCAAGAGAAACCCGGCCCCACCAGTTGGGAGATCGAGCTGCCCAAGCGCGAGTTCTTCGGCGTGGCCAACCAGCAGGAAGTCAACGAGCTGATCGCCTACCTGCTCCCGCAAATCCTTAACTCACCCCGCTAGCGAGGCACTGCATGGCACTCGGCAAAGTCAGCGTCAACAATCTCAACCTCGGCCAGGGTGCCGTGACCGAGATCGAGCGCTATTTCCTTTTCATCGGCCCGGCCGCGGCGAACGTCGGCGAGCTGATCCCCCTGAACACCCAGAGCGATCTGGACGCGGCCCTCGGCGTTGCCGACAGCGACCTGAAACGCCAGGTGACCGCGGCGCGCCTGAACGGCGGCGACCGCTGGGCCTGCCTGGCTGCGCCGATCGATGCGGTGACCGGCAGCTGGGAAGAGGCTCTGGAGTACTCCCAGCAGCAGGGTTTCTCGGTCGAGGCGGTGGTGATCACCTCGCCGGTGACCAGCGGCGCCGAGCTGAGTGCGATGCACGACGCCGCGGTGATGCTGAACAGCACCTACGGCCGCCGCGTGTTCGTGATGGCGGCAACCGCGGGTTGCGATCCGGACCTGCAGACCTGGAACCAGTACCTGATCGAGCAGCGTGCCATCGTCCAGGACCTGGCGGCGCCGCGCGTGCTGGTGGTACCGCAGCTGCACGGCAACGACCTGGGCGTGCTGGCCGGGCGCCTGGCCAACGCCGCGGTGAGCATCGCCGACAGCCCGATGCGCGTGGCCACAGGCGCCGTGCTGGGCCTGGGCGAAACGCCTGTGGACGTCGACGGCATCCCGCTGCCTTCGGCCATCCGCGCCGAGCTGGACAGCGCCCGTTTCAGCGTGTCGCAGACCTACCCCGACTACCCGGGCGTGTTCTGGGGCGACGGCAACATGCTCGACGCGCCGGGCAGCGACTTCCAGGTGGTGGAGTACCTGCGCCTGGCGGACAAGGCCGCGCGCCGGGTGCGCATCCTGCTGATCCAGCGGGTCGCCGACCGCCGCCTGAACAGCACCCCCAATTCCATGGCCGCGGCCACCAGCGCGCTGATGGCGCCGCTGCGTGCGATGTCGCGTTCGGTGCAGTTCGCCGGCCAGGTGTTCCCGGGCGAGATCGAGCCGCCGAAAGACGGCGACATCGTGCTGGTGTGGCAGAGCAAAACCAAGGTCGAGGCCTACCTGAAGCTCAAGCCCTACAACTGCCCGAAAGACCTCACGGCGAACATCGCCCTCGACCTTTCCAACGACGATTCGGAGTAAGCCCGCATGGCACGTATCGGTGGCAAAAACTTCGACGTGAACCTGGGCGATCTGCTGGTTCACGTCGAGAGCTGCACCCTGGACATCACCGACAACACCGCGGTGGCACAGGACAAGGGCGTGCCCAATGGGCACGTGGACGGCGACGTTTCCGCCAGCGGCGAAATGGAATTCGACACCGCCAACTTCAACCTGCTGATCGAGGCCGCCAAGCGCGCCGGCAGCTTCCGCCAGCTCGATCCGTTCGACTCGGTGTTCTTCGCCAAGGCAGGCGACGAGGAGCTGCGCGTGGAGGCCTTCGGCTGCAAGTTGAAGGTATCCAGCCTGCTCAACATCGACCCCAAGGGCGGCGAGAAGAGCAAGCACAAGGTGCCCTTCGACGTCACCAGCCCGGACTTCATCCGCATCAACGGCGTGCCGTACCTCGCCGCTGAAGAGATCGAGGGCCTGCGCTGATGGCGGACTGGGTCGATCGCGCGGTTGACCGCGAAGAACGGGAGCTGGAGCGGGCACTTGCCGCCCAGCTGGCCCGCTCGCCGAACGGCCCGAGCCTGCACCACTGCCAGGACTGCGACGAGGAGATCCCCGCCAAGCGCCGCGCGCTGGGCGGGGTGACCCGCTGCACCTCGTGCCAAACCCTTTTCGAGAAGCGAGCCACCCGATGAGCAAGAGCCCCTGGCCGAACTTCAGCTACGCCGAGCTGCGCTGCAAATGCGGCCGCTGCGGCAGCGACGGCACCGAGATGGACCCGGCCTTCATGGATGCGGTGCAGCAGCTGCGCACGCTGTACGGCCAGCCGNNGGTGATCAGCAGCGCCTACCGCTGCCGCCAGCACCCGGTGGAGGCGCGCAAGACCAAGCCCGGCGCGCACAGCACCGGCGCGGCGCTGGACATCGCCTGCAGCGGTGCGGCGGCGGTTTCCATCCTGCGCCTGGCCATGACGCTGCCCTTCACCGGGATCGGCATTCAGCAGAAAGGCAGCGGGCGGTTCATTCACCTGGACATGGCGCCAGCCGAGCAGCTGCCCCGCCCGATGATCTGGAGCTACTGACCATGAAGTACTCGTTCAAGACCCAGCTGCTGGCCTGCGCGCTTGCCCTGGTCACCACCCTCGGCATTGCCGCTTGTACCGGTAGCAACCCGGTGGCCACCGCCGCCGGCACGCTGGTGAGCCGCTACTGCGCGGCGCCGGAGATCGGCCGCAGCGTGCTGCGAGAGGCGATCGCCACCAGCACGGCACCGAACCGGATCCGCGTGGAGTGCGCCGCCGATGCCTTTTGAAAGCGACCTGGAGCTGCGCCATGTGCCCGGCGACGCGCTGTGGAAGGTGGTCAAGCCGCTGCAGTACCGCACCGCCGACGGGCGCCGCGTGATCGTGCCGGTGGGCTACCGCACCGACCTGGCCAGCGTGCCGCGCCTGGCCTGGCGCATCGTGCCGCGCGACCACGTGCAGGCCCGCCGGCCGGCCGTGGTGCACGACTTCATCTACACGAACCTGACCCACCGCTTCACCAAGCGCGAGGCGGACAGGATCTTCCACGCCGCCCTCCTCGAGGAAGGCATGAACAAGGCCCTGGCCTGGCTGATGCACGCCGCGGTGCGCATTGGCGGGCGTGGCAACTGGAGCGCCTGACATGGGCCTGCTGGAGAACCTGATGAACCTGCTGCCGGAGCTGCTGCTGACCGCCGTGATCGGCTTCCAGGCACATCTGTTCCGGCAGGTGAGCGAGGCGCGCCGCGAGCACCTGGAGCTGCGCGTGGAGATCGCCCAGAACTACCCGAAAACCACCGATTTCGAGCGTGCCATGGACAAGCTGGAAAGCAACCTACGCGCTCACATCGAAGCCCTAATGAGGACCAGAGCATGACCGCACATCGCCAGATCGTAATGACAGTCGGAGAGACCGACTTCACCTTCACCCTGTCCGCCCAGGACGTGACGAAGTACTTCAACGCGCTGACACCGACCAACAAGGTTGGCCCAAGCCACAACCTGCTGATCACCACCGTGCAGGCCGACCAGAAGGAAGCGCTGCGCCCGTTGCTGGCCAATCCGATGATGAGCATGCAGCTGTGCGGAACACTGCTCGATGAGTACAGCCCGGACGTTGAGGTGGCCGTAAAAAAGCCCTCCACCGAGCCGAACGACTGACCGAAGACGGCCTGGGCCAGCTGATGGCCCTGGCTGAACGCTGGCTACCTGGCGCGGCGCCCACCCCCGAGAACATGGGCACCGCCAAGTGGCTGGAGGACGAGTACTGGAGACGCATGGAGATCGCCGTAGCAAACGGCATTGCCCACGCGTTGAATGGTTAGGTGAACGATGGCTACGAACAGCGCCGCCCTGAACTTCATCCTGAAGCTGACCGACCAGGTCAGTGCGCCGTTGGGCAAGGTGAAGATGGGCTTCAACGAGCTGGCCGAGAAAGGTCAGGACAACATCCGGCAGATGGGCTTCGGCCTGGCCGGCATGGTGGGCGCTGGGCTGGCCATCAACGAATCGCTGCAGCCGGCGCTGGAGATGAACCGCGCCCTGGGCGAGGTGAAATCCCTGGGCGTGGCCGAGGATGCGCTGCAGCGGCTGAACGACAAGGCGCTGGAGTTCTCCGTGGCTTACGGCGCGAACGCCCGCGACTTCGTGGCCTCGGCCTATGACATCCAGTCGGCGATCGCCGGGCTCACCGGCGAGCAGCTGTCCTCGTTCACCAACGCGAGCAACCTGCTGGCCAAGGCCACCAAGGCCGACGCCGGGACCATTACCAGCTACGTCGGCACCATGTACGGCATCTTCAAGAACCAGGCCGATGCCATGGGCAAGGCCGAGTGGGTGGAGAACCTGACGGGGCAGACGGCGCTGGCCGTGCAGATGTTCAAGACCACCGGTAAGGACATGAGCGACGCCTTCACGTCGATCGGCGCCAGTGCGACGTCCGCCGGTATCGGCCTTTCCGAGCAGGTGGCCATCCTCGGCACGCTGCAGGCGACCATGGGTGGCGCTGAGGCCGGTACCAAGTACAAGGCCTTCCTGTCTGGCGTGGGCGGCGCCCAGGAAAAACTGGGCCTGTCGTTCACCGACAGCCAGGGCCGGATGCTGCCGATGCTGCAGATCCTGGACAAGCTCAAGGGCAAGTTCGGCGACACGCTGGACGTGGCCGAATCCGACGCGCTGAAAAAGGCGTTCGGCTCCGACGAGGCCGTGGGCTTGATCAAGCTGCTGATGACCGACACCACGGGCCTCGCCAACAGCATGGAGCAACTGGGCAACGTGCACGGCCTCGAGCAGGCCGAGAAGATGGCCAAGGCCATGGTCGACCCTTGGCAGCAGTTCGGCGCCGCGGTGCAGGCGCTACGCATTGCCTTCGGCCAGGCGCTGATTCCGCTGCTTACGCCTCTGATGGAGCGCCTGACTGCTATCGCGGGCACGCTGACCCGCTGGGCGGGCTTGTTCCCCAACATCACCAAGCTGCTCGGCATGTTGACGCTCGGGGTGCTCGGCGTAATTGCCGCCGTGGCGGGGCTGACCATCCTGAACGGCATCTTCGGAATGCTATCCGTGCTGGCAAGCCCTATAGCCCTGATCGTCATCGGCCTCGCTGCGCTGGTGATTGGTGTCGGCGCGGCGATCTACTACTGGGATGACCTGAAGGCCGCATTCGGCGACACCGCGTGGTTCCAGGCCATCGTCGTGATGCTGACGCCGGTCGTGATGCTATTCCGCGTATTCGGCGCGCTGCTGAACGTGCTGTGGGTCGGCTTGCAGCAGGTAGTCGCCTTCGGCATGCAGATGGTGGCCTGGCTGGCCTCGCTGGAGGTCGTGACCACAGCGGCAAAGGCCATCTGGGACGTCTTCATCTGGGGACTGACCAACCTTTCCCCGTTCGCGCTGCTGGGGTCGGCTCTGAAGGGCCTGATCGCGCTGCTGAACAAGATTCCAGGCATCAACATCGACACCACGTTCGGTGACGTGCCGCCCGTGCCGAACGTGCCAGGCAGCGAAGTTGCAGTCGCCACCACGGCGCCCCCAAGCACCCCGGCTATCGACCGGGCCTTGCAGTACGCAACGGTAAATAGCGCTCCGGCCGTACCGCCCCTGGTGCTCGCACCGATGCCTGCCGCCCAGGCTGAGCAGACCCAGCAACGCATCAACGAGCCGCTGGCCGGGCTTGCGCCGCAGCGTGCCAACGCGGTGCCGCCGGGCGGCCTGCTGACCAGCATCCAGAACACCAGCAACCAGGATAAGGGCACCCGGGTTGAGAAAGTCGAGATCCACACCGGTAAGGCGATGAGCCCGCTCGAGCTGGAGAACATGCTGGGCATGGCGGTGGGCGGATGAGCGAATACATCGACCTGCTGATAGCCGACAACGACCTGGTGCTGGACCTGTCCCGCCAGCCGCTGCTGGTGGACGACCGCGCAAGCATCGCCCAGGACATCGCCCACATGATCCGCGACAGCGGCCTGCTGGTGACGCTGGTGGCCGAGCGCGACCGGCTGCGCCAGCGCGATTGCATCCAGCAGATGGAGCTGCTGGTGGAGGCCGACGAGCGTCTGGTGCCCGGTACCGCACTGATTACTCAAGTGGAACCAGGCCAGTACCTGGTGACCGCCAAGACCCTGAAATTCGGCAGCATCGAGGTGGCCCTGTGAGCGACGTGGATTTCAAGCAAGCGCTGATGGATGCGGGCATCCCCACCACCGAGGCGGGCCTGCGCCAAGCCTGGGAAAGTGAGGTGACCGCCCAGGGCAGCAAGCTGAGCAACACCAGCGCGTACTCGCCGTTCTGGCGTGTCGTCACCGCGCTGGTGACCAAGCCCGTGCTGTGGCTGCTGGAGTTCGTCAGCGGCACGGTACTGCCGAACTTCTTCGTGAAGACCGCCACCGGCGCCTGGCTGGACATGCTGGCCTGGGCGGTGAATGTGGAGCGTAAGCCCGCGACCCGCGCGGTCGGCACGTTGCTGCTGACCCGCGGCACGCTCGACGGCGCCCTGGAGGTGCCCGCCGGCACTCGCGTGCAGTCGGCCCCCATCAACGGCACGGTGTATGTGCTGGTGACCACCGCGGCGGCGAGCTTTGTCGATGGCCAGCAGCAGGCCAGCGTGCCTGCCAGGGCACAGGAAGCTGGCAGCGGCTACAACCTGGCGCCCGGTTACTACGCGATCCTGCCGGAGCCGATCCCCGGCATCGTCCAGGTGGTGAATGCCGACGGCTGGCTGACGCAGCCAGGCGCCGACCAGGAGCCCGACGACCAGCTGCGCCTGCGTGTGCGCAACCAATGGTCCGCGGTGAACCAGTGGCACACCGATGCGGTGTACCGGGCGCTGATCGCCGCCTTCCCGGGCGTAAGCCCTGATGGCGTGTACTTCGAGCACGGCGCACCGCGCGGCCCCGGCAGTGCCAATGCCTACGTGCTGTTCGAAGCCGGCGTGCCCGCCGAGACGTACCTGGCGCAGATTAACGCGCATATCCGTGAGGCCGGAAACCACGGCCATGGTGATGACCTGCTGGTGATGGCGATGCCGGAAACCCTGCACGACATCAGCCTGACGATCTGGCCGCGCTCGACGCTGACCACCGCGCAGCGCGAAACGTTGCGCGATGAGGTGGAGCTGTTCGTTCGAGCGGCCTTCCGCGAGAGCACGCAGCGCGACTACCAACCGACGCTGACCTACCCGCAGGCGCGCTTTTCCTTCAGCCGCTTGGGCGAGGAGCTGCATCAGCAGTTTGCGGGCATCGAGTCGCTGGACTTTGCGAACACGGACATCGTGTCCGAGCTGAGCATCCCCCGTATCCAGAGCCTGGAGGTGGTGAATGCGTAAGGGAGGAAAGACGGCGACCGGCGAAAACCTATGGGGAGGGGCGTCCGACCGGCCGGCCGTCACACGCAATGACCGGCGCCGGGTGGCGAAGTTCCCCGGCGAGGTGCGCCGATGATCAAGCTCGAACTGCCCTTCTGGCTCGCCGGTACCGAGCTGACCAAGCTCAAGGCGGCGGCCATGTCCTGGTGGGCAAAGGTGGAAGGCTGGCTGCGCTGGCCCCTGCTGCAGATGGATGCCGACACCTGCCACCTGACCATTCTCGATCTGCTGGCCTGGCAGCGGGACATCGCCCGCTTCAAGGGGGAACCCGAGGCGCTGTACCGCCTGCGCGTTAAGCATGCCTTCATCAACGCGGTGGACGCCGGCTCCGTCGCCGGCTTCAAGCGAATCATGCAGCGCCTGGGGGTGGGCTACGTGCGCATCGAGGAGCGCCTGCCCGATCGGGACTGGGACGTGGTGCAGCTGCACCTGAGTGATTCGCAGCTTTCCGAGAACCCCGAGCTGCTGAGCCTGATCGTCCAGTACTACGGCCGCACGTGCCGGCGGTACGAGTTCGTCGGCACGTCCGCCGTCGTGCTGCGCCTGTCGGCATCCGAGATCAATAGCGACCAGCTGACCCTGGTCGCCCGGTTCGATACCACCCAGGCGGTCAGCGTTTCGGTGGCCTCGCTGGAATTCAACAACGACCAGATGACGCTGGTCACCCGCTGAAGGAGTTCCCCATGGGGGCAAGCATCACAATTGCCGGCGAGCGTCTGATCGCCAAGAAGCAGGCCGACCGCCAGCCGCTCGAGGTCGCGCGCTTCGTGCTGGCTTACCTGCCTGGGCTGGACACCACTCAGCCTGTCGACAGGGAGGCCGGCTTGCCGCAAGCCGAGCAGATCGTCTACAGCGTGAACATCAGCCGCGACGGCTCCGCAGGACCCAACGGCGAGCTGACGCGCGAGGGCTACCTGAGCCCTAACCAGGTGGTCTACAGCTTGCTGATGGGCACCAACATCGGCGACTTCGACTTCAACTGGATCGGGCTGCAAACCACCGAAGACGTGCTGCTGATCGCCGCCTACGTGCCACGGCAGCAGAAGCGCCGCGAGCTGCCGCCGCTGCAGACCGGCAACAACCTGACCCGCAACATCGTCTTGGAGTACGACGGGGCGCAGATCCTGACCGGCATCGACGTGCCGGCGGCCAGCTGGCAGTTCGATTTCACTGCCCAGTTCGCCGCGATGAACACGCAGATCGCCGCGCTGCAGGCGGAGCTGGAAAAGAAGGTGGACGCGGCATCCTGGAATCCACCGCAGAGCGTGAGCCTGGACGGACCGGTGCTGGTCTACCCGGGCAGCTCGAACACTTACCAGATCACCGATTTCGATGCGTTTGCGGTGTACCAGGCGAGCAGCACCGTGGGTAGCGTGACGCTTGCGGGCGACGTGCTGACGCTGGATGTGCCCGCCGAAGCGCCGGAGGGGCTGGCCACACTGGAGGTGCGCCGAGGCGCGGCGAAGGCGACGTTCAAGGTGCCGGTGGGATCTGCCGCCATCGACCAGCCGGTAATTCTGTCGCCGACAGCCGGGGCCACGAACGTGACGTTCGAGCCTGACCTGGCCGCGTCGCCCTTCGTCGCGTACCCGGCCGGCTACGACAGCCACGCCGAAACGCGCTGGCAGGTTGCCCGCGATACCGGCTTTACCGATTTGGTATTCGATCAGCAGGGGGCGGACAACCTGACGGCGATCAGCCTCGCCGCTGCGGGCGTTCGTCTGGACCCGGCAACCCGTTACTACGTCCGGGCGCAGTACCACGGCGCGACGCTGTTTTCGGCCTGGTCGGTAGCGCTGGCATTCAATACGGCGGCGACCTATGTGCGCCGGCCGATGATTACCAGTCCGACTGACGGCGACGAAAGCGCCAGCGCGAGCCTCACAGTGGCGGCGTCGGCTTTCAGTGTCGAAAATGGCAGCGATACGCATCAGGCCAGCCGCTGGCAGATCGCATCTACTGCGGATTTTTCATCCGTGGCGGTTGATAGTGGCTGGACTACGGGCCAGCTTGCTAGTTTCAAACCATCGGGTCTGGCACAGGCGTCCGGCTATTACGTGCGCGTCAAATATAGAGGCGCAGTGCTGGGCGACAGCGAGTGGTCGCCCGCTGTTGGCTTCGTTACAGCCCTGCAGCTATCGGGCGTTTATGCCGCGCTCCCCGGCGGGGCGACGGCGCGCCGTCATCATGGCGCGGATGCAATAGGGTCGGACTTATATGTGTTTGGCGGACTAGAGCAGGGTAATTCGACCCCCTCTGGAGACTTCTGGAAATTCTCCATCGCCAACTCGACATGGCAGCAGCTCACCACTTACCCGACGAATCCACATCGCCACGGGCACGGCGTGGTCGCATTGGGGGGGCTGCTGCATGTCTTTGGCGGCCGTAGAGGAACTGCCGCTAATCCGTCATACCTCAACGATCACTTTGCCTATAACCCGTCAACAGGCGCGTGGATAACCAGGGCGGGGCGGGCCTTGAACGATGCCGCAATCTGCACCGATGGCGAAAACATCTACGCCTTCGGCGGGAACACCGGTAGTTTTACAAACGTGCTTGCGCAGTACAGCCGGTCGGCCAATGCCTGGTCCACCTTGCACGCTGGGACGTCGGGCGCTCCCCCCGCCATGGAAGGAGGTTCGTTGGTAGCTATTGGTGACAAGCTATTTCTGTTTGGCGGATGGAATATTGCCGGCTCTACCAATGCGCTCTGGTGCTTCGACTTACAAACGAAACAATGGATACCGAAAGCGACTGGCCCGACCGCGAGGCATGGGCATGGCGCTGTAGCTATCAACGGGCTGATGTACGTTTTCGGCGGTGCGCCTGGCAGCAACAGCCAGGGCGCGACCAACGACCTGTGGATGTATGACCCGTCAGCGGATAGCTGGACACAACTACCTTCGGGGGCTACGCCGAGAACGGATGCAACGCTGACCGCCGTAGGCCAGTACGCATATTTGTTTGCTGGCTTGAACTCAAGCTCCGGCAACTATGCGGTCGTAAATACCATGCACCGAATCGGATAACCGGGGGTAACCATGTACCAATTGGAATCGTTAAGCACGCTCGGGGCACGGGTTGTTCACGCGACCCAGCCCTATGACGCCACGTTTATAGCGGCGAGTGAAGATGAGGCCGCGCAAATCGTGATTGGCCTCAATCAGCCAGAAATGTTGGCCCTTCTGGCTAACTACCGTTATGCGGTGGAAACGGGCGGCCTGGAGCTTGTCGGCGGGCTGCGCATCCTGACTGACCGCGAAAGCCAGGCGCAGTTGTCGAGCGCCTTCGTGACGCTGCAATCGGGCCTCGTGCCCGATACGGATTGGAAGGCGGCGAACGGCTGGGAGGTGGTAACCCTCGAGCAGATTCGCCCGATCGCCACGGCGGTCGCCGCGCATGTGCGCGGTTGCTTCCGAGGCGAACGCACGGTGCAAACCGCCATTTTGGCGGCCAGCACCATGGCCGAAATAGAGGCGATCGACATTCGCGGCCAGTTCGATGCGGCCTATGCCGAGGCGTTCGCCGAGGTGATGGCACTGGAGGCCGAACCGGTATGACCTGGGCCCCGGTGACCATGCGCTGGCCCGAGCAGGCTACCCAGTGGATGGGCGAGCTATCCGCGGCCAAGGACCTGGCCGGCGGCGAACTGGCCAGCACGGCGCAGCGGCTCGCCGGGCTGGACGGGCTGGCCACCACCAACCCGGGACCGGTCGGCGGCGCTGCCGCCGGCGCGATCGCCACCGGACGCGCGGCGCTCGGCAGCCAGCTGGGCGAGGCGCCTGCGTGCCTGGCGGTGACGCCGTTCCAGAGCGGCATCGGTCAGGGGCGTGGCAATCAGCGCTTCCTGTCGGCGCCGAACCTGCTGCAGCAGCTCGCCGGCAAGCTGGTGGACCCATCCGACCAGGGCAAGCCCAGCGGGCCGCAGTACGCCCTTTCCCTGCTGTTCCTCTCCACCCGCTTCGACCAACTGGCCGACACCCTGGCGCGCTTCAACGCGCTGCTGCCGGTACCGGACCTGGTGCGCACTGAGCGCCGTGCCCGGCACCTGTCGCGCCTCGAGGCGGAAAAGTGGGAGATGCCCAGCGCCGGCCCGCTGCCCCGTTGGGGTTCGCTGCCCCTGGAGCGCTGCACGGTGACCAAGGCCGCCAAGCAGTCGATCGCCGGCCAGCTGGCGGTGCTGGAGAGCTACGCCGCCGACAGCTCCCCGATGGCCGACCTCGCCGCGCTGGCCGGCCGCAAGGCCAGCCAGCAGCAGGGTCGCGATCAGCAGCTGGCTGACCTGAAGGCACTGCTGGCCAACGGAAGCGCCGACACCAGCATGCGCGCCCGGCTGATCGGCCCTGGCGATGCCAGCGAGCTGCGCCGGCAGCTGCTCGAGGGCGATGCGCCCGGGCATGAATGGGTATTGAGTGCGGGCCTGCTGCTGGTGGGCTCGCTGGATGGGCTGAGCTTTGTACGGGAGCTGGTGGGCCTATGACGCTGCTGCTCGACGGTGAAAAGGTGCGAGGCAAGGGCCTGAAGATCACGGCCAACTTGCGCATCGAAAGCGACGACATGTCCGGGCAGACGAGCAACAGCACGTCGGCCCACAAGGGCTTCAAGCCGAAGACGCTGACCGTCTCGCTGATGATCCCCTTCGTCGACCAGGTGCAGCTGCGCGACCTGATGCGCCTGGCCGAGGCCACCGAAGGCGGCGGGCAGCTGAAGACGTACCGCATCGTCAACGACACCGCTACGGCCTTCGGCGTGCGCCAGGTGCAGTTCTCCGATGGGGTCAGCGCGCGCGAGGACGATTCGCTGGCCGCTTGGCGAGTGCAGTTCACCCTGGCAGAAAAGCTCTCCAACCCCGAGCGGGTGGAGAAACGCCGCCAGCCCAACGCGGTCACCAGCCAGTCCGCGCCCGGGCAGACGGTCAGCTCGACCGGCACCGCCGCCGGCGATGGATCGGCCGCACCAGGACAGGAACTCACTGGCTTCGAGGCGACGCTGAAGAAGCTGGACAACTACCTGGGTGGCACAGCATGAGCATGAAGCTCCANAAGGTGCTGACCATCGGCGGCACCGCTTACCCGCTGGTCAAGGACGAGGTGCGGCTGGAGCTGAAAAGCCCGGGCCGCGCCTCGTTCACTATCCAGGCCGACGCCCCGGTGAAGGGGCTGGTGACGCTCGACATCGGCTACAACGAAGCGACGCTGCAGCGCCACTTCATCGGCTACGTGGAGCGCTGCACCGCGGCCAACAGTGTTCAGCAGGTGCTGATGTGCCGAGAGCTGGCGGCGATACTGGCGAACCCGATGCCGATGAACCTTCGCCATGTCGACATGACGATGGTGCTCGCTGCCATCAGCGAGAAAACCGGGCTGCGCTTCCGCGTGCCCGAGCGGCCCTATGCAAAGGTGAAGGCGCCGTTCTTCTACAGCCTGGCCGCCGGGTACCAGGCGATGGACAGCCTGGCCCGCGTGTTCAACATCCCCGACTTCATCTGGCAGCAGCAGGGCGACGGCGAGCTGTTCGTGGGCAGCTGGACGGACAGCTTCTTCGGTGTTCGAGCACCGCTGCAGTTGCCGGTCGAGCTGTTCGACGGCTACCAGGGTAACCAGAGCGCCATGATCGCGGCCCTGCCCGGCTTGCGCCCTGGCGCGACGATCAACCAGAGCGAGCGGATCACCAGCGTGACGCTCGCTGACAACAAGATGGCCATCCGATGGACGACGCAATCCGCCGCAGCGTAGAGCGGCAATTCCCCGAGCTGACCGGCGGTTATCACCTGCCCCGCTTCGGCCGCGTGGTGGCGGTACCGGATGCGCCGGCGGCGCCCGGCCTGTGCGACGACTTCCGGCCGCGCTTCGCGGTGGACGTGGAGGTGCTGCTGCCGGACGGCGAGCCCGATCCGGATCTGCCGATTCTTTCCAGCGTGCCGCTGCCGGCGCCGAACGGTGGGCAGGAGGCGGGCTTCTTCGGCTTCGCAGAGGAAGGCACGGTGGTGGTGGTGTGCTTCGCCTATGGCCTGCCCCACAAGCCGTTCATCCAGACCGTGCTGCCGCACGGGCTGAGCCTGCCGCGCGTGCCGAAGGGCGACCAGGTGTGGCAGCACAGCGAGGCCTGCCAGCAGCGCGTGGACGCCGACGGCAACTGGCTGCGCCAGACGGACGGCAAGATCGAGGACAAGGCGGTGGAGCGCCAGGTGGAAGCCCTGGACAACACCGAGCGCTACCAGAACCACACCGTGGAGGTGGACGACCATTCCACCGAATCGGTGGGCGGCATCAAGAAAGTGGAGGCACTGGGCGCCCTCAAGCTGCTATCCGGCGGATCCGCCAGCCTCGCCGCGGTGGACGACTTGCACCAGGCCACCGGCCGCGACCTCAACCTGGTGGTCGGCCAGAAGCTCAACGCCACGATCGGCGGCGATATGCAGGAGCGCATCCAGGGCATCCGCCGCAGCATCGCGCCGAAGACGTGGCTGGGCTCCGAGGGCGTCAACCTGCTCCAGGTGGTGTGCGATCTGCTCGACCTGGTGGAAGCGATGAACACGCAGTTGGCCGGGCACACTCACCAGCCGGGGCCGACGCCGAGCCCGGGTGATGCGAGTGGGTTTACGGCGAAGGCTGGGACGGCGGCGAATCTTGCGGGCACTCTGAAGTCCATCACTCTGTAAACATTCGGGGCATATTTACCGATATATAGTTATATTGCTAACCAAACCGATCCGGTATAGTCGCGGCCCGACTCATCATGGAGGTGGCTTATGCCCTCGCACATCGAGCCCGTTCGGGCACTAGACGTTGCGGCCTACATCCTGGAACGGATGGGGGAAATGACCGCCATGAAGCTGCAGAAGCTCGTTTACTACAGTCATGCCTGGTCCCTGGTCTGGGACGAAGCCCCGTTGATTCGGGAGGATATCCAGGCGTGGGCAAACGGCCCTGTGGTACCCGAACTCTACAACGCCCACCGCGGCCTGTACTCCGTTGCGCCAGGACAGATCGGCGGCAACTCCCGCGCGCTCTGCCCTGACCAAATGGAAACGGTGGAAGCAGTCCTATCGCACTACGGTGACAAGCACTCTCAGTGGCTGAGTGACCTTACCCATGCAGAGGATCCTTGGAAGTGTGCACGCCAAGAAGCTGGCCTTCCGGATGGTGCGCGCGGCAAGGTTCTGATCAGCAACGCCGCAATGGCTGAGTACTACAGCTCGCTGTGAGATCGAATGGCAAAAGGAAAGGCCAAGCAGCCCAAGCACGCCGCTTCACCGAACTACGATCGGCCTGCTAAACAACCTCATTCCCGAGACGTACCAACGAGTGGTCTGTCCTGGCGATTCAGCAGGATCGACCGCGGGGGCCCGTTCGCCTGGACCGCGCTGACTGATCCCGCTGACTACAAGGAAGTGATGGAGCGCCTGCACTGTTTCGAAACGATGTGCGACAGAGAGATCGGCGCCAGTGGCTCCCATGAAATCGAGCTAGACCGGCTATCAAAACCAGCCAGGGACCGGCTCCAAGCCATTGAGCAGGATGACATCGATAGCCTCATGTCATTCAGAATCACGGGAAGGCGTCGCGTGTTCTGTATCAGAGAGCGGGACGTGATGCGGGTCCTGTGGTGGGATCCAGAGCACCAGGTCTGTCCGTCGATCAAGAAGCACACCTGATCCAAAGCCCGCCACTCGGCGGGCTTTTTTGCCTACATCGCTCGCCAATCAAAACGGGAAACCCCGGCGAAAAGCCCTCTCCCAGCACCGCTAGCATCACCTCTGAAACCACTACAGCTATCAGAGGTGGCCATGTCACAGCAGCAGAACGAGCCGAAACCAAAACCCGCCGAGCCAGAGTATGAACTGGTTGTCCAGCCGATTCGCGTGGCCTTGCCGGGTGGCGGTAGCTACTGGCAGCGTCGGGAGTACTGGGTTCAACGAAGGCGATAACCGAAGGCGCACCCGGGCGGGAGCGGAACCGCAACCGCCTGGAACCACCGCGTCCAAAAAATCCCCCCGCCCCTAAAACCCACCGCTAAAACGCACTTATCCCCCTCCCGCCGACGGGCTTTGCGTGTGTTTTTAATGCAAACGGAGTGGGGGGTGAAAGGACAGGCGCAGCCCAGCTGCCACGCGGGCCTCGGTGGGTTAGCGTCGATTGCACGCTGTGAAAGGAATTGCAGGGGTGTGCAAATCGGTACAATTGGGAGTGTCCACATAGCGTCCACATAGCAGCGGGACTATGTCATTCGATGACGGGCAATATTCCCTAAAAGCTTGATTTTGCGACGCTTTATCAGGCCACCTGGCACTCTTGCTTGGGCTCATAATCCTTTGGTCCACGGTTCGAGTCCGTGTGGGCCCACCACCTTCAAAGCCGCGCACTGCGCGGCTTTGTGCTTTCCAAGGTTGCGGCATCTCGATCAGTCCCTTGCTCCAAAGGAGCCAATCGGTACAGTACCGGCAGTCAGCTACCGCGATACCCGACCGGCCAGCTGAACAAGTGCGGCGCCCTCCCGCACATCGAGCAGCCTGGACTGGACGAGCCGCTACATTCGACGCCATTCCCCTTCTGGGCGCTCTTGTCGGGAAGAGCTGTCTGGCTTACCGGGCGGTGGACGCAGCACGCACCCGGCAAGCGCCCGAGTCGCCCCCAGCGACGAAGCAGCGCAGCAGAAGCTGCCGCGACACTATCGTGCCATTACACCAAGTTTCGGTACTATCCGTTGACTCAGGATACCCAGGGACAGGAAATGGACTTCTCACCCATCATCGCGCAGGTCTGGGGCATGCTGGCCTGGTTCATCCCGGCTGCGCTGCTGATCGGCCTGCTCAAGTCGCCTTGGGCCAAGGGTCATATCGGCGAACTCCTGGTGCGGCTGTTTGCCCATTGGCGACTGGATAAGCAGACCTACCGCCGCCTGCACAATGTCACTCTGAACACGCCAGACGGCACCACGCAGATCGACCACGTATTTATCTCGCCTTACGGCATCTTCGTGCTGGAAACGAAGAACATGAGCGGCTGGATCTTCGGCAGCGAGAAGCAGGCGCAGTGGACGCAGAAGCTCTACAAGCACACCTTCAGGTTCCAGAACCCACTGCGGCAGAACTACAAGCACCTCAAAGCCCTGGAAGCCACCCTTGGCGTTAACCCCGAGCACCTGCACTCAGCCATCACCTTTGTCGGCGGCAGCACCTTCAAAACCGAAGTGCCGGCCAACGTGACCCAGGGCATCGGCTTTATCCGCTATATCAAGTCATTCCAGGAGGCGGTATTCAGCGAGGCTGAAGTCGACGCCATGCTGCAAGCTCTGCAAACCGGCCGCCGCGCACCTAGCCTCGCCACCCAACGCGAGCATGTGCAAAACCTTAAGCGCCGCAGTGATCCGACAGCCAAGCGGCAATGCCCGAAATGCGGCAGCGCACTGCTGATCCGCACCGTGAAATCAGGCCCGAAAGTAGGACAGCAGTTTTGGGGCTGCTCGGCTTTCCCCAAGTGCAGAACCATGCAAAGCCTTTAACACACGGCCATACCATCAATCCTGCGTTCGGAGTCGCCATGTCCGTCCCAACCTACGACCAGTTCATTGAGCCAATCCTGCGCTACCTGGCAGCAACGCCCGAAGGCGCGGCAGCACGTGATGCCCATGAAGCTGCTGCGGATGCACTGAATCTTTCGGAGGCACAGCGCCAAGAGCTAATTGCCAGCGGCCAGGCCACCTACAAAAACCGTGCTGGCTGGGCTCATGACCGCCTCAAACGCGCCGGCCTGTCCAGCAGCGCCAAGCGTGGGTATTGGAAGCTAACTGACGCAGGCATTAACCTATGCCGCCCAGCACCCCACCCCTCTGACTCCGGAGAAGGTCGAACAGCTCGCCATCGGCTTTATGGACGTGAAACTCAAGAGCCCGGCCGATGCCATTCCCCTCGATGGGCAAGAACAGCATGCGCCGGCGCTCGGCTCAGCCACTGTTAGTCCTGACGACCGGCTGGAACAGGCTCTACGTGAGCTACGCGAGGCAACGGCTGCAGATCTGCTGGATAACCTTCTTCAAGTCAGCCCCAACCGCTTTGAAGTCATCGTGTTGGATGTACTGCACAGCCTTGGCTACGGGGCTAGTCGCAACGATCTACAGCGCGTTGGCGGCAGCGGCGATGGCGGTATCGATGGGGTGATCTCACTCGACAAGCTCGGCCTGGAAAAAGTCTACGTCCAAGCCAAACGCTGGCAGGGCACGATTGGCCGGCCAGAACTACAAACCTTCTATGGCGCTCTCGCCGGACAGAAAGCCAAGCGTGGCGTGTTTATCACCACCTCAGGTTTTACAGCGCAGGCAATCGACTTTTCTCGTTCTGTGGAAGGCATGGTTTTGGTAGACGGTAATCGACTGGTCAATCTGATGATGGATCACGAGGTCGGTGTGACTTCACGCTTACTCAGGCTACCGAAGTTGGATAGCGACTACTTTGACGAGGAATGAGTGAGAGGATAGAAAATCCCCCTCCACTTCACTAGTAAAAAGCTCCACTTACGCAATAGGAACGGCTGCGATACTTGGAGCATTCAGCACCCAAAGGAGAACTCAATGGAGCTGATGAACCAGCCCTTTTCCGGACAGTTAGGAAACCGCCTGATCGAGCTGCTCGACTCAACTGACTATCACACGCTAAACATCGCAGTTGCCTTCGCGAAGAATAGCGGCGTCCTCAGAATCAAGGATTCAATCGAAAGATTCAGGCAGCGGGGAGGGAAAGTAAATGTTTACGTCGGCGTTGACCTTGGCGGAACCTCATATGAGGCGCTTATAAACTTGTTACTTCATAGCGATTCATTGAGTATTGTCCACTCTGAAAAGGGCCAGACATTCCACCCAAAGATCTATCACTTTGTAGGGAAAGATAAGGGACTTGCGGTAGTTGGCTCACACAATTTAACAGCAGGCGGCCTATGGACAAACTTTGAAAGCTCAGTACTCATCCCATTAGAAAGACCAGGAGCTAGCGAGGCAAAGCTCCTGAAGGGACTGGAAGAGTACTTAAAGAATTTGGCCCTGCTCAAAGAGTCAGTCATGTCGATAAATACGCAAGGCGACATAGATGCGCTACTTAATAATGGCTACGTCTTTAAAGAAGTGACCGAACAAGTTCGCAGAGCGAAAGCCGCTAAACAGGATGAAACCAGAGAGCGCCTGTTCGGCAATGGTACGCCAGCAAAACTTCCAGCCGTTGTCATGCCGAAGAAAAAGAAGACGGCGGCTCCCGCAGCACCCGCAGCACCCGCAGCCACCATAGCTATTCCCCCAAGCGATGATGGCCAAACTATCTGGTTTGAAACCAAGAAACTGACTGGTGGATCACGAAATATCCTCGATCTGTCAATGAAATCTTTGGTTGAGCGAGGAGATCCCAAAGGTACTCCTTTTGATCTTGGCGACCCCTCGTTCATGCGTGGAGGGGTAGAGTTTTTTGGCCTTAACCCTACAGCTACCGACCAGATCAAACATATAACCCTTAACTTCGAAGGGGTTGACTACACAGGCAACGCAATACTTTTTCCTGAAGGAAAAAACGCAAACGGTACCTGGCGACTCCAGATCAAGGGAATCAGCTCTTCTGGTGTGAAGATCACTGACGCCCTTAGGCATAAAGGCGAGGAGCACTACTTGGTCGAGAAAGTAATAACCTTTACCAAGGTTCAGGATGATTATTACTTTATGTCTGTATTCCCGGAATCAGAGCTTGAAAATTTCAAAGCTGCCTCACGCATCTTGGCTCGAAATGGATCCACAAGAAGTGCTAAGCAGCTTGGGCTTCTCTAGAAGCGACTTAGCCATTCTTGGTGCTTCACTTTCCGAATTCCGCTAATACCGCCATTTGCACCGCCAAAGTTGAGCATTAAGGCATTATCACTCAACGGAACTCCTTCCGAAACGAACAATGGAGCCTTATTCACAGCACGAAAACTATTAACAAATGATTTCACATCGAAATTGAAGGCATAGCGTGTCGTGCTTTGATATGGCGGGTCCATGTACACGACAGCATTGCTGGGAAAGGGGTCATTCAGAACGCTTACAATATCCATGTTGAGACAAGTCACCCCTTTCATTCCATTAACGAGGGAATATATTCGGCGACGCAGCTCGGTCGGAGAGGGCTGCATCGGATTGGCAGGACTACGACGTACGCTAGTCGCAGTTGGCTCCCAGTAATCCCGGAAGCACGCATTAACCCAGCGCTCTCCCTGACGCCAAATTTGCTTCCCTCCAAAGGAGCAAGCCTGAAGCACCGGATAAAGTTCTACTTCATGATCACCCACAGGGCGTGCCGATAGTGCCAACATGTGAGCCTTAAAGTCGCGCTTATCACTCGGCAGCTCGGATAAAAACTTATCAAACACATCCATATTGAACGTACCGGAGCCAATTGCGGACCAAAAAGAGCCCCAGGAGCTGATATCGAGCATCCAAATACGTGACGGGTCGACGCCTCTGTTAATCAGTTCGATTGACACTGCGCCAGATCCACAGCACAAATCATAGAATCGCGAGTTAGGCTCAGGAGCAGCTTCAAGAAGAAGGTCGACGATCTGAGACGCTACGCGCTGTTTACCGCCCTGATATGCGCAGGGTACTCGCATACGAGAGCTCATAAGGATTTCTTGCGAATTAGAATTCGCGCATAAACGCGCCGACCGTTGATTATACCAACACCTCCCCGATCCTCAGGATGTGGACGATACCCTACCTCTTCAAGGGTATGGGGAGATACGTTGCTGCGTGCATTGCCATTGGCAAGCATAACGATCTCGAACTGATCCGGACTGTATTTATCTAGGAATGTAATCGGGACCCCCATAATCCCATCGTAGTCGGCAGGAATATTTTGAGTGCGCCCGACGTCGATAGCATCGTAGTTTTCGTAGCGCGGATACTCATCCGGAGTGAAGCGACAGGTCAATGCTATGGGCTCGTGCCGCCTGCTAGTGTCCAAGTTGGTAAACCAGCGCACGCCCTTCACTCGAATAAAGCGGCGCCCTTTCTCGTCGATACCACAGCCGGCGGCATTTAGTGGGTAGCTGTCGGGCACATAAAACTTTCGGTCCCCGGAGCGGATGGATTCACCATACCAGACTTTATTATCTCGGAAGAAAGGGAAGACCTCCTTGCATGTTGCAGCATTCATGTTCCCAAGAATAATAAAATTCTTTCCGTGACGCTCAAGCTGACTAATGTATTCACGAAAGAGACTGAAGGGTGGATTAGTTACCACTATGTCTGCTTCCTTAAGTAAAGCCTCGCATTCGCCTGATCGAAAATCGCCGTCACCGGCGAGACGCACGAGAGAATTGCCGGGTAGGGCAAACAAGGACTCCAAATCCAGCGAGCCATCTGGCCTCACTAGAGTCTCGTCAGGAACTTCGGTTACTACCGCCTTGTAGGCTCCAGTTTCCCCATCCAATGGATATTCTTGCCCCGCTATTGGGGATTCGGAGTAACAGGTAGATGTGAGCCCTGCAAGTCCTATTTTATTAAAATTAAGCACAAAAAATCGAAAGAAAGCCGACTCAAAGGGATCGTCACAGTTACAAAGTACAGTCTTCCCCTTAAGTTGCTCTCGATGCTTTACCATTTCCCTCGCGACGTCTTCGTATTGCGTATAGAACTCGTCCTTTTTGACAATAAACGCACGATTGAGTGTCGCATTTCCGGGCTTCGAGTCTAGTTTTTGGCGCTCTATCTTCATATCAAATGGCATGGTGCCCTCGCGGACCACCGCTTTGAGAAAACTATTAATTGCGGCAGACATGCTGATGCCAATCTCGTCGAACACCTCACCGGCACGCTTCTTGACGTCCAGGTCTATTCGTATGGTCGTAGTTGGCTTGATCGACATATGTGGCACCCCTTAAGCGAGCTACAATGTAGCACACATGAAAGTAACGGGCTCACCATTTCTTCACTCAGATCGTAATCGGACTAGCATTTGACCTTTCAGGCGGATACCTAGCCTTGCGGCAACAGCCTGACTAGAGCGCTGGTCTTCCGCGCCAGCAGTCGTGCCAGCGCTGCCACATAGTTTCAGCAAGACGTTTGAAGCGGCTAGAACCTCACCTAAGGCACTACAAAAACAGTACTGCTGCGGTACAGCGCTCAGCTTTTACAGATTTCGCTCAATTACGCTTAACCCGCTCTACGACGCTGCTTTCAGCTAACTGTACCTGCGCGAAGCTACGCCCGATTTCACTAGGCTTGCAGTGTTTCTGGGCAACTCATAATCCTTTGGTCCACGGTTCGAGTCCGTATGGGCCCACCACCTTCAAAGCCGCGCATTGCGCGGCTTTTTCTTGCGCATTTGCCGGCAATTTCCGCGCGTCAGATGCGCCGTGCTTCGTTGCGCTGGGTCATTGACCCAGGCAAGGCTTCGCCGCATCCTCCGACATGCCGCAATGAAACTGGAGACCCTGGCGATTCATGCGGGCTACAGCCCGGACCCGACAACCAAGGCCGTGGCGGTGCCGATCTACCAGACCACGTCCTATGCGTTCGACGATACCCAGCATGGCGCCGACCTCTTCGATCTGAAGGTGCCTGGCAACATCTATACGCGCATCATGAATCCCACCACCGACGTGCTCGAACAGCGTGTCGCCGCATTGGAAGGCGGTATCGCCGCGCTGGCGGTGGCTTCGGGCATGGCGGCGATCACCTATGCGATCCAGACCATCGCTGAAGCGGGCGATAACATCGTTTCGGTGGCCAAGCTCTATGGCGGCACCTACAACCTTTTCGCCCACACCCTGCCGCGTCAGGGCATCGAGGTGCGCTTCGCCGCCCACGACGACATCGCCGCGCTGGAAGCGCTGATCGACGACAAGACCAAGGCGGTCTTCTGCGAGTCCATCGGCAACCCGGCCGGCAATATCATCGATCTCAAGGCGCTGGCCGACGCCGCGCACCGTCACGGCGTTCCGCTGATCGTCGACAACACGGTGGCGACGCCCATCCTCTGCCGGCCGTTCGAACACGGCGCCGACATCGTCGTCCATTCGCTGACCAAATACATGGGCGGCCACGGCACCAGCATTGGCGGCATCGTCGTCGACTCCGGCAAATTCCCTTGGGCGCAGCACAAGGAGCGCTTCGCGCTGCTCAACACGCCGGACGTGTCCTATCACGGCGTGACCTATACCGAAGCCTTCGGTCCGGCCGCTTTCATCGGCCGCTGCCGCGTGGTACCGCTACGCAACATGGGCGCAGCGATCTCGCCGTTCAACTCGTTCCTGATCCTGCAGGGCCTGGAGACCCTCGCTCTGCGCATGGAGCGCCACTGCGAGAATGCACGCAGGGTGGCCGAGTTCCTTCAGGCCCACCCCCAGGTCGCCTGGGTGAAGTACGCCGGCCTCAGCGATCATCCCGAGCATGCCCTGGCGCAGCGCTACATGGGTGGCAAGCCGGCGTCGATCCTCTGCTTTGGCATCGCCGGTGGCCTTGAGGCCGGCGCGCGCTTCATCGACGCCCTCAAGCTGATCGTTCGCCTGGTCAATATCGGCGACGCCAAGTCGCTGGCCTGCCACCCGGCGAGCACCACCCATCGTCAGCTCAATGCTCAGGAGCTTGCCCGCGCGGGCGTGTCCCAGGACCTGATCCGCCTTTCGATCGGCATCGAACACATCGATGACATCCTTGCGGACCTGGCACAGGCACTGGACGCTGCCAAGGGCTGACCTCCTCTCGCCCACCCGGCTTGATATTCGCAGGCGAGGCTCCACATTAATCGGCATACCGCCATGGAGCCTCGCCATGACCGACTCACTGATCGTCCCTTGTGCGCATTGCGCCAGCCTCAACCGTATCCCCGCTGCTCGGCTCAGCGACGCGCCGCATTGCGGACGCTGCAAAGCCGATTTGCTCTCTGCGCAACCCTTCGAATTGCAGGCGGGCCAGTTCGCCAACCAGATCAAGGGCGACCTGCCGTTGCTAGTGGACGTCTGGGCCAGTTGGTGCGGGCCTTGCCGCAGCTTCGCTCCGGTATTCGCTCAGGCAGCGTCCCAACTTCAAGGCCGTTGCCGGCTGGCGAAGCTCGACAGCGAAGCCAACCGACAACTGTCGACTCAGCTGGGCATCCGCTCCATTCCAAGCCTGATTCTGTTCCGGGACGGTCGCGAGGTAGCCCGGCAAAGCGGTGCCATGCCGCTGCCCCAACTGCTCAGCTGGTTGAAGCAGCAAGGCGTCGGATAGCGTCAAACAATGTCATTTAGCCACAACATGCTAGGCTGCGCCCGCGCCGAAGAGCGCTTGGATCTGTCAGCGAGAAGGAGCTGTTGTGAAGCTGTCCCATCTGTTTGTCATCGGAGCGATCGTGGCTTCGACCGGTTGCGCGAGCGGCCTTAATTCCTACCAGAAATCCGAACTGCGCCATTTCGAGGCTGCCGGGCTTGCCGTCGAGGAAAAGAACCCGGCCATGGGGACCGCGCTCGGCCTGCTGCCGGTGGCGGCTCCTTCTATGGCCGCGAGTATGGCCTGGGCGTCGTCAATCTGCTGTTCTGGCCGCTCTCGATCCTGTGGGATCCGGTCAGCGGCCACAGCGCTGCCGAGACCATCAACTATCACGCGACCAAACAGCACGTGAGTACGCTGGAAAATCGCGAGCTCGATGCACTCGAGGATCGGTTGACGCGCAACGAGATCGACATGACGCAGTACAGCATCCAGAAGCGCCGGGTCGAAACGAAGTATCGCTACAACTAGCCCGCATTTCTCACAGCCCTGCGCATTGGGCCGTTTTGACGGACGCAGGTCGTCGCAGGTGGCGCAGGCTGCCGACAGCGCTGATTTCGGGCAAGCGCCTGCGAGCGCGCTTGAA